CTAGAAGAAGAAAGAAAACAAAAATTATTAATTGATTCTGGTTTAGAGAAACCAAAAGTTGAGATTGACGCTAAAACTTTAGAGGCACAGAAACTAGTAGAAGAAAAATATGGACAGGCAGGTGCTTTAGCCGTTCAAGGTTTAATGAATGCTTCTGCTAAAGATATAGAAGCTGATCCTGAAATGGTTGATAAAGTACTTCAACATATTTCAGAAATGAAAGTTGCCAATGAGTTAGACAAAGACAAGATGAAGTCTTTGAAATCAATCGACTCACTAGACAAATTAACTAAAGAGTTTTTAAACTTTAAAAATTTAACTTCTGTACAACTTTCTACTGTCGGTGGTGGTTTAGATACAAATAAAATATCAGCAGACTTAATGCCAACAACAGGATCAACTTTTGATCTAGGTTCTGCAACAAGACCTTGGCGTAAATTATATCTGTCAGGTGGTACTTTAGTTGTAGGTGACGCTGAGATTTCTGGTACTGAAATTGCACAATTAGATGGTGTTACAGCAGGACAAGCAACTGCTAGTAAGGCAGTTATTCTTGACGCTTCAAGTGGGATAACAGGACTAGGAACAGTAAGTATGACAACTTTAGCAATAGGTGGTGAACCTATAACTGCTTCTGCAACTGAATTGAATCATGTAGATGGTGTGACAGGAAATATACAAACTGCTTTAGATAGTAAAGCAACAAAGGCGTTTGCAATTGCACAAGCAGTCGCTCTAGGATAACTAAATAGTATTACAAGGAAAAAATTATGGCTGTACCAAGTACAAAAGCAACATTAAAAGAATACTGCTTAAGAGCATTGGGTAAACCTGTTATCGACATAAACGTTGATGACGATCAGGTTGATGATAGAATAGACGAGGCAGTACAATATTTCTGTCAATATCATACAGATGGTGTTGAGAGAATGTATTTAAAATATTTAGTGACTGAAGCCGATGTCACTAGAATGACAACAGATACATCTGAATCAATTACACAAGGTAGTGTAACAACATCATGGAAACAAGGAGCTAATTTTCTTGTTGTTCCTGCTTCAGTAATTTCTGTTGTAAATGTATTTCCTTTATCTGACAGAGCAAATTTAAATATGTTTGATGTTAGATATCAATTAAGATTAAATGATCTATATGATTTTTCATCTACAAGTATTGTACATTATGAAATGACAATGCGTCATTTAGATTTTTTAGATCATATACTAGTTGGTGAAAAACCAATGAGATTTAATCATCTATCAAATAAATTATTCATTGATATGGATTGGTCAAGAGATATCACAGCAGGTGAATATCTAATTATGGAAGTTTTCAGAAAATTAAATCCAGATGACAATACAGATATGTATGATGATATCTATTTGAAAAGATATACTACAGCATTAATCAAAAGACAATGGGGACAAAACCTGTCGAAATTTAATGGTACAGCAATGTTAGGTGGTGTTACACTTAACGGACCTGAACTATTTTCTACGGCAATCGCAGAGCAACAAAAACTTGAGGAAGAGATAAGATTAAATTATGAAGAGCCTGCACATATGCAACAAGGATAAAAACTAAATGCCAACTAATACTTACTTCAGCACTGGCACTACATCTGAGCAAAGACTATACGAAGACTTAATTATAGAACAGCTTAAGATATATGGTCAAGATGTTTTTTACTTACCGAGAAAGATAGCAAATAAAGATACTATCTTCGGTGAGGATCCTGCTTCGTCTTTTGATGATTCATACATCATAGAAATGTATGTTGATAATACTGATGGATACATGGGTGAACAAGAGATAATCAAGAAGTTTGGTTTAGAATTAAGAGATGATATTAAGTTTACTGTATCAAAATTGAGATGGGAAACTCTAGTATCTAACAATGCCGATCTAGTTGCCGATAGACCACAAGAAGGTGATCTAGTATATTTCCCTACAACAAAAGCATTTTTTGAGATACAGTTTGTTGAACACGAACAACCTTTCTATCAACAAAGTGCTTTGCCTGTTTACAAATTATCTTGTACTAAATTTGAGTACAGTTCAGAAAGAATCGATACAGGTATTGCTTCTATTGACGCTGTTGAAGACGCATTGTCAACAGACACAATGAACTTTCAGTTTAGTTTAGAAACAGGTACATCTGCTTCTGGATCAATTGTAATTGAAAGTGATATAGGTGATATTAATTATCTTATTAATGAAGAATTTACTATGGCGACACAACAACCTGTTGATCAAGGTAAGGCATTTGAAACTGCTGCAGGTACGAACACATCATCAACTGCTGATGATATACTAGATTTCAGCGAAAGAAATCCTTTTGGAGAAGTTGATGATTATTAAATATATATTAGAAAAAATCAATCACTATTCTACTGCATTGACAAGTTGGTCATGGTTGAAATTATATGGTGATAGAAAAAAAGGATACGGGTATAGAAATTATGGAAAGAGATAGACATAGACAACTTACAGACTTTCAGCAAAAAAGTTTGAGAGAACAAAAAGAAATACAATTAAGTAGAAGCCTTAAAAAAGAAGTGACTACTGGTGCAAATGGCACACAAGATTATATAATTAAAAAAGGTATAAATTCTGGTAAGATAGCAGATAAAGGACAATAATGTTTGGACAACATTTCTATCATAAATCAATAAGAAATACTGTAATTGCATTTGGTACAATATTTAATAATATTAATATCAGACGATTGGATTCTAGCGGGAATCCTTTGCAAAAAATTAGAGTGCCATTATCATATGCACCTAAAGAAAAGTTTATTGCAAGACTAGATCAAAATGCAAATTTAACTGGAGACGATTCAAGCGTGGCGATTACTCTACCTCGAATGTCATTTGATGTCACTGGTTATGCTTATGATTCTTCTCGTAAATTAAATAAAAATCAGAAACGTAGTGTGGCTAAAAATGCCACTGGAGATGAAAAAAAAGTATATACTCAATATTCTCCTGTGCCATATGATGTAAGTTTTGAATTAAATGTTTTTACTGCAACCTCAGACGATGGTCTTCAAATCATAGAGCAGATACTACCATACTTTCAACCAGACTATACAGTCACTATGATTATTGATAGAGATTACATGGATACAAAAAGAGATATTCCATTTATACTAGAAGGTGTTGATTACGAAGATAGTTATCAAGGTGCATTAACAGATAGAAGAAGAATTATATACACATTAAAATTTACTGCAAAAATATATCTATATGGACCAATTAGTTCAAGTGCTATTATAAGAAAAGTATCAGCAGATTTATATACTAATACGGCAGATCAAAGTCCATCTCGTAGTGAAAGAGTGACAGTCACTCCTAATCCTACAAGTGCTGACAAAGATGATGTTTATACATACACAGAAACGTTAGAGTTTTTTGATGATGGTAAAAACTATGATGAAGGAACTGGTAACGATACATAATAACAAAAGGTTTTAAAATGAGTAATATTGACGACAAGTTAAATGAAGTACTAAACATAGCAGAAGAAGTGCTAGATAAAACAGAAGAAAAGAATCCTTTAGAGATTGCAAAAGAACCACCTAAACCTGTCGCACCACAAAATGATGATGTTGATACAGACTTTGATACTGGTAGAGGAGAACTTTACAAGTTATTAGAAAAAGGTAACGAAGCAATAGACGGAATACTTGCATTGGCAAAAGAAGGTGAACACCCTAGAGCATATGAAGTGGCAGGACAATTAATTAAAGGTCAAAGTGAGATTGCACAAAATCTATTAGACTTACAAGATAAACTTAAAAAAATTAAAGATGTAAAAGAACTAGGACCAAAAAATGTTACTAATGCTTTATTTGTAGGTTCAACAACCGAACTACAAAAAATGATAAAGAAAAACAAAGATCAAAAATAATGGCAACTTTAGACCAATACTTAGGTAATCCTAATTTAAAAAAGGCTCACACAAAAACACGATTTACTAAAAAACAAGTAGATGAAGTGATGAAGTGTCTTGAGGATCCTAAATATTTCATAGAACACTATTTAAAAATTGTCACAATTGATAAAGGTCTTGTACCTTTTGAGATGTATGACTTTCAGCGGAAGATGGTAGATACTTTTCACGACAATAGGTTTACAATATGTAAGTTACCTAGACAAAGTGGAAAGTCAACTATCATTGTCTCCTACCTCTTACATTACGTTTTGTTTAACGATAATGTGAATGTTGCAATACTAGCCAACAAATCTTCTACGGCAAGAGATTTATTAGGACGATTGCAATTAGCTTACGAGTACTTGCCGAAATGGATGCAACAAGGCGTTCTTAACTGGAACAAAGGTTCCCTAGAACTAGAAAACGGAAGTAGAA